TGCGTTCTATTTTTAGGGACAATTTAGGACAACGGAAGGACAAAAAAAGAAGGGGTCACATCACGTAACCCCTTGAAATTTGGTGAGCCCTGTCGGGATCGAACCGACAACCTACTGATTAAGAGTTAGTTTCTCTATTAAAATGCTCTATAAATACAACTTATTACGAAGGCGTTATTGGCGTACCGTCAACGGGTTAAGAAGGCACCTTTTACAGAATTTTCATTTCATTGTCAAGGAGAGAATCACTACCCCTGGTTGGATGGGGGAAAAAGGGGCAGTGAAGCGCCCCTTTTACTTTCGGTTTATTATTATACCTTCGCCTTTAATGACCTGCATATTATAAACGCAGGTTGCGTAATAACTTCCTTTATGGGAGATACCGTTTTACCGACCATGTTCGACCAATCATGGCCTTCCGGCAATCCAACGGTGACTGCCGTTGCTGGCCATTCCGGGCTACTTTCATCATCAATCTCATATTGCGTCATCAATGCTTTAATAATACTAATGTTTTTTGGTGATCTTAATTGCTGTAACTCCTTTTCTGTCGGATTAATAACTATAATTTCTTGCGTGGCTTGATCGTAGTCAGGAAAAGGATGGCAGACAATATCGGGGTCACCTCCATTACCCATACATGGATGATCAGGAGCCTCCCATATCGATATAATTTGCTTTGTAACTCTGTCGCGCAAAATAAATATCCAATATATTTCACCGGATGATGTGACATAGCGCTGATAGACTGTCAATGTTGACGTGAGGGTGCTGTAATCATGTGTAATAGTTATAAAAACATTGTTTTCTATCCCGGTATCCAATGTCCCGCCGGGGGCGACCGACGTTGAATTATAGAAGATTTTCGCTTCACCAGTTACGGTGTGATTGCTCCCATCGCCATTAGACGACTCGAGTTGAGTTCTTGGATAAAATCCATATTGGCCACCTGGCAGCGTCTTTATACTCGTGAATATTCCCGCGGACGCGGTTACGGTATAAGAAACCGAGCCGGATGATGTTTTCAGCGCCGCCTGCGCCACGGCTGCTGAAGCCATTTTTGCCTCAGACACAGAAGAATTCGACGGAGTTCTCGCGTCACTCAACCTGGAATCGTTTCCGGCACACGCCTGTTGTGATCCTGTCCCTAACGTCCGCAGCCCTGCCGTCCCCGCAACAGGATCAATAGGAGCTGCCCCGCCCATGCTTACGCGCACGTCCGTGATATTGGCATTCAAAATGGATGTTTGGCCGACGCTCAAGGCTATTTGTGCAATCGGAGTTTTCCCCGCAGTTAAGGCCGGAGGTGACGGCGAAGCGGCTTCAGCCCCCGTTATAACTGAGACGACTCCCGTATAGGAGTCAATCACAACCAGATCAATTCTCGGGTTGCTCGATGGCGCCGTGATCGTTGCCGTTGTTTGCTGTGAATTCGACACAATGGCGTCGTTATAAAGGAACGATCCGGCGTCAACCTTGATCGTCATATTCGGCGTATCCGCTGCATGTGGCGCGTACATGGCCGAGATTCGAGACATGACGCTTACGCTCGCGTCAATACTTCCTTTGTAAGTTGCCGAGTCCTGAGTGGTAAAGTTTGGTTGAACAAATTTCGCTGTGGTCATATGATATTAAACTCCTTCCGCGCTCCAATTAACTGCCCCATCAACCGCAGTTCCAGAGCTGTTATAAACTGTCACTGTGAAACCTTCATCATCCGGGCTGGAAATAACCGCCGTCAAACCTGCTGCGCCGATTGCCGTTGCCTGAATAACGGGTGTATTTATGAAATCCTTCGTAAAAACAATTGGTGTTCCTGCTGAGGACGTGGAAACATTCGCGCCGGATTCCCTTTGAGGCTCCGCGTCTGCCGTGGGAATGAAATCTTCAATCACTGGAATTCCTACCGCCGTGTCAACAACGAGCTTCATCATTACATATTTGGCCGTAATTGAGCCAATCGACCATTTTACGTAATCGCTATACGATTCACCTGTAATATGATATTTCACATACAAATCAGGCGCTGCAACTCCCACCGGGATCAGACTCGATATCGATTCGATTTCGCCGTGAAAGCGGTACGGGTAATCGTAAGGCAAAACCATTTCCGGCGCTTCATAACTGGCTTCTGCGCAGGGATTCGGCACAAACTCATTGAATGTATCCCAGTCGTCATCATCGGCAGTCCCTTGAGACTGAGGCACTAAAACGCCGGTCCAGTGCTTGACCATATTTGTTAATGTCCCCGGCCAATCTTTATCGGCCTCGCTTTCGTCGCCATAAACAATTGTATTGGTATTGAGAACAACAAGATCGAACGTCGCTTGATTTGTGGAATATTCACCGAGAACATTGACGGCTGAAATCATAAACGTCCAGCTACCGGGCGCCGCTTTCAGTGAAACAAGATGTGTTCCCCTGTTAACTTTAGTTATTGGCGTTCCATCATCCCATGTCGTGTTCCCCTTCGCGTTATACCGGATTTCATAGCCGTCAATCGTCCGCTCCGACGCGCCGCCCACTTCATCCCAAGAAAACACGACAAAAGAACCATTTTGAGACGCGGAGAACCCGGTCACATCCGGGACCAACGGCGAATAAGCAGAAACCTTTGTCCGCAGCGGCGGAATATATTCTTGCTCATCGGCGAGTGTCCAAGTGTAAACGGACGAATCTTCTTCTTTTAATACGAGATCAACGCCGCCCTCTTCGGCCAACTTCCAACCGGTCACACGGAATGTTTTATTTGCCCAACTCAGCTCAGCAATACTGACATTCAGGACATCCCCTGGCTGGTATTTGAAGCAAGTCAGCTTTCCCGGCCATGTAAGAGAAATTCCCCGCAGGTTTTGGAAGAGATAAAGGTTTGCCAGCCGTTGAGCTGTGGCCGCGCTTATCGTGTATGGAAGCTCAAGAGATTGGCATATTTCAACGCTTCCATCAGCCGCATATTGAGTTGCATCCTGTCTCAAAGGAAAATCTACCTGCTGCCAATTTTGGCCGGGAGAAACGAATGTTCCCCGGACGGTATTAAACCGCTGCGATCTGGAAGGCGCTGGCAAGATCGAAATGTCGTCCCTCAAGTCAGATTCATCAATCGAGCCAACCGGGACATTATAAGCTCCCGCATAAAGATGGTATTTGCCTTGCGACCAGATTAAATTTCCTGCACATGCGGTAAGCATCTTTTTCATTATGTCGATCGGCTTTGTATCCAGCGTAAAAGAGCCATTCAAAGTATATCGTTTTTCTGTGTTCGAGGATGTCACATCAACATCACAAGCGACCGGCGGCACTGCGGCAATAAGGCCTGATCCCGATAAAACTAGATATCCGGATGTCAAAGCGGTTTCGACAACATAAGAGTTGGCGCTTGCCGGGAAATAAGTTGAGACGCCTTCAACGTCATACGTTCCGGCGCCTATCGTGATTGTTACCGTATCGCCAGCAAGGATCGTTCCTGTGCCTGATATTAAGTTGATTGCTGTCCTTCCCGCCGCATAATGGCTGCCGTCTGTTGTGTATCCTGTTCCGGTTCCCACGCGGACTGAGACAGTTTCATCACAGATATTTGCCGCGGCGATGAAACTTGCCTCATCAATATCATCGGCATAGGTGCAACCAAGCCCCCAACTTTTCACCAGATAATCCAGAATACAAAGAGCCGGGTTGTCTGACCACCCGCTCGTTTCCGTGCGAGGATCATAAATATCATTCACACCTTTAACCACGGCCTTGACGTTCGGCAACCCGCTTGCGTACGCCTGGGCATCATAGGTGAATTTGCAAATGACATAACCGCGCCCGCGTAACCGATGGTTTGACGTCCATGCATTGTTCCCGGCACGGTCTTTTGCGTTTGCGATCAGCTCCGCATCTGCCGTTTGCGTTGACGTTCCCAAATATTTTGTTACAGAGAAAAGACCACTGTATTTTGCATCGGTTGAAAGAGTATCGCCAAGATAAACATCACCTATTTCTTCACATTCGTGGCAGGTTAAGGCGATTACCAGATAGACATATTTGTTATCAGTACCATAGGAAAAAGGAGCCACGAGCGGCCCGGAAATACAGCATTTGCCGTAAACTACCCGATGCGGGGCCGTAGCCGAACGCAAAACTTGTTGCCTGCCTGCTATTTCCGACTTTCCGCCACCCATAGAAGGCGCTTCTGGCCTCTGACTCATGGTATAAGCGGCATATGCAATGCTGGCAATCATGATCGTGCCAGTGGCAATCACAACATAAGCCATTGCAGTAGAAATGGCGAGATATGCGGCGACGGCGGCGGCTACAGGCGGCATTTAATCGATCCTCCAAACTGTAATTGCATCACTCATTTTCCGCATGACTAAGCCCTCTTTCCCGGCGGCGGTGAACATCGTCCCGACGCAAACACCAACGGCCTCGGCTCCTTCATTATCAAAGAGGATCCAATCACCACGACGCGCCATCTTCGGAGAGATTTCGGACTCTGATAAAGTCTCGTTGATAAGATTTCGCAGGCTGCCAGCCCTGCCTATGATTAGAGCCGCACCCGTTTCGGTTGAGTATCCCCGATATTTTTCTGCAAGGTCAATTCCTGTCATTACCTTTGCACAATCCGCGGCAAATAACGTACAGTCGTGTTCTCCCCATTGGAAAGGCGTTTTGCTGCGCGATTGGATAAACTTCATTAAATCAACGTCCCACGTGTCTTTTCTCATAATCACCTTTTAACTGTATGGCCGGCCAAAATAGATTTCCTGTTCGACGCATTGCGCGACATATTGGAAACCAACATCGCCGGGGTATTCACTTTTTTGATCATCGTTGCCAAATACCCTTGATTTTCCGCGTTCCCACTGCACCAATGCGCTTTCAATTGTCACCTGAATGGCCGCTTCCTTCCCGAGCTTCATCGGCATGGTGTCCATTTTGCCCTTAAAGACGATAACCGGATCAGCCAATACCTGAAAATCCGCACTAAGGGGAGCAAGCCAGATAGTCCCATTCCGGCCGGAATATTCACTATTCAAACAGGCAGCGACATACCTTGATTCAATGCCCGAAAGTGTCAAAGTTACGCCGTACATCTGCAAGTCAGTTCCTTCTTCAATAGATGAAATGCTTCCCAGGCCGCCGCATCCGGTCCAGACATGCCCGCCCCATGTAAAATTATACCCGGCATTGGTCAGCCGTACCGTGCCGTCCTCAAAATCAAGCTGCACAAAGACAAGGTAAGGAACATTGCTGCCGTTAATCGCATTATCAACCGCTGTCGTAACTGTCCTCACGAAAACACCTCCGTAGCTGATAGCGTGATTGACGGCCTGCGTTCCGGGTCAAAGTTGAAATTATCCTGCTTGTCATCATTAAGCCGGAAAATCGCCAGTGGTGTGCTGTATGTCACAGCGTCATTAATCGCCACTGCCGTCCGTAGCGGAGGCTCAAAAGTCAAAATTGCCAATGCAGATCCGTTTGTGGATGCTGCCGTGGTAATTATTTTAATTTCCGTTCCGATCTGGATATAATCGCCGGGCAAAAGCACATTACTTGTGCTCGTCAACGTCCATTCCGTGCTGAGAGTAGTCGCGCCAGCCGCTGCAATTGCATGAGCTTTGACGCCTCCCGATGCGCAACCGCTCGGCGTCTTGTGTGACAAATCACCAGCGTAAAAGCGTCCTGCCTGCCCTCGAAGCTGTGCCAGCCATGCCTTAAATATGCGGGCATCCGCTTCACTGAGATTTGCCCAGGTTGCAGTAAAAAGCCACTTCGCACCGGGTAATTCGTAGGTTTGTGCTGTCTTATTCAACGGTGATTCAAAAGTCTGTGTATTCGGCTGCAAAGCAAAGTTGCATTCCGTGGCGTTACCGCGTGAAAGAGTCGGCAAATAAAGAGTAGTCATTTATTTCAGCCTCCCGCTCGCAATGGCAAATTGTCCGCCGCGCTGCATACTGGAATAGATAGCCGCCATGGTTTCCTCTTTGGTTCTCTTCATAGCAATCTTGATCCTCTGTTCGGATGCAGGATCGGCGTTGCGGAAATCATTGTTTTGAACGATGCTGACAGTTCCACCGATCTTATCATTGGCGGTGATCATTCCTGATGCTCCCGGCGTGAATAACTCCGGGCCGCGCTCACCGACCCAGTATGTTTGTCCGGCATTGACGGTTCCACCGTCGGCACGGCCTTGATATTTTTGCCCAGCAATTATTCCGACCTGTGCCGCTGTGATTGCGACTGACATCCCGGCCAAAGCCAAATTTGCCGGATAAGGAGCGGAGGCCATCATCTTCATATACGTCAAAGCACCGGCCACAATCGCCTCTGCTATGGCGAATGCTTTCCAAGCGTTAAATTGATCCTTATTGTCTTTGTCCATCATGCCGGCTATTTGCCCAAATTGTGACGCGGCAATGCCAGCGACGTTTTCCCAAGTCTCTATTTCAATGCGCTTTTTATTGGCCGCATATTCCTGATCGAGAAGTTTCTTACGCTCGATGGCCAATTGATAATTGGCGGTATCTTTTCCATAAAGAACGGCTATTTCGGCCATTTTTGCATTGGTAATTGCTATCTCAGCATCATACCGCTCTTTTAAATCTGCAAGCGGCTTTCCAGAAGTATTTCCCCAAATATCGGGAATATTGTTTGCTATTTCCTGATTGCCAGACCGCCAATGCCGCGTTGTTTCCTGTTCATGCTGCATTTCATAAAAGGCTTTTATAATAGAATCATTGACGGCCTTCATCTGCGTTTCATAATTCTTTGCCGCTTCTATCTGCTTTTGAATGTCCTTGTCGTACCAATCTTTTATTGCCGCGGATTCCTGATTCAGACGATCTTCAGAGAGCAAACCTTTATCAACCAATGGATTCTTTGCGAGCTTTTCAAATTTAATCCTGATCTCTTCGAGCTTTTTATCCAAATCATCTAGGCCATTCAGTTTGATGTTATTGGAAAGCTCTTCGTTGATTTTCTTTGCTTCTTCGGCGAGTTTGGCCGCCGTGTCGGCTCCCTTTTTTAAAGAATCATTGTAATCACTACGCTTTTGGAGCACTGACTTAAGTGAGTCAATTTGCTTTTGATATATTGAGATTTCATTAGATTTGGAAGATTCCCCCTTTTTCCCAGGGAGTTTCGCGCCGTCTGCATCGTATTGCACGGGAGCGGTGAAAATATCCCATATCCCCACCGCAATTGTTTTTGCTGCATTTGCAACCGTCTGCTTTAAATTTTTCCATTTCGCTTCAAGCTTTTCTATCTTATCCGCTGTCTCATCCACGGCCACAGTTTGATCTTGCTGAAGTTTTGTGGCGTGAATCATTATCAGCGAGTACATAGCCTGTGCTTTTTCAGTGGCGGTCATCTTGCCCGCAAGGTCACCAAAAGCGGCAGTCAAATCAATCGTTGTTCCTGCGTAACCTTTTAAGGCTTTCGCTCTTCCACTTTCCAGCGCTTCAGATAATTCTTTCAAGGCAACCGTGGCATTTTGTCCGACAACATCACCGAGTATTTTTGCTGCATCCGCTAAGTGAATCATTTGGTCAGGGTTCATGCCCTTACCGATTCCGCCCAATGCTATTTGCATAAGGTCGGAATTTGCCACAAGCCCCTCACTGGCTTTTGCCATTGCGGAAACAAGATCATCTGCGGTTGTTTTATACTTGCGTGATAAATTATCTAAGATGGTTTTTTGCTCAGAATATTCAGCACCTAACTTAATCAGCCCCCATGCCTGGTTAGCCGTTGCCATTGCAGCACCTATTGCAATGGAGGCCGCCAGCCAATTCTTTTTAAGCCCTTCAAGCATTGTTGCTTGCTGCCCGAATTGCTGTTCATTTAGAGTTTTCAGTTTTGCATTCGTAACTTCCTGGGCTCTGATTATATCGGCTTGTGTTGCAGTGGCAGACTTCTTAATGAGAGCCATCGCATTTTGATAAGCACGGCGTTCTGCATCAAATTGAGCATCATTTTTTACACCGAGCGCTTTCCATACTCTTTCGATGCCATTTGCCGTCGCCTGAGTGCTCGATAATTCTTCGCTGAGTTTTTGCCGGAAAACCTTGTCGTCTAAGCTGAGCTCAACATATATGGTTCCTAATCCTGCCATTGGCTTATTCCCTATTTGCCGTTTTTAATGAATGAAAAAGCATTGCGTTTTGCAGCCTCAAATGCCGGTCTCAAAAAAGGTATGGCCGCCGTCTTTGAGGTTCCACGTTCAACCATAAACGCCCAGTATGCCTTGAAGTTCCCCGCATAAACCCTGATGTTGCCTTTGCTCGGTCTTTTAACCATGCGTATGGTATCAACCATGGTGTCAACCGGCTCATTATGCCGCCCTGTCCACCGGCGATCTGTAGCAAAATTAATTTTTTGCCCTTTGTTCGCTCCTGTTTTTGGAGTAAAGGAGACATTGGCACCTGAAAATTTACCCACCCTGACGATCGGCGGCTTCGTTTTAATGCCAGCAATTAAACGCGCCTTTGCTGCCTTTACAACGTCACTCATCAAATCACTGGCGTTCGCATAAGCCTGCCCGATTATTTCTTCCTGAATTTCCTTCAAACGCAAATTTGAAACTCTCATATTCCAAACACCTTCTCCGCGTACGCTTCCAGCTCTTCAACCGTATATTCGCGTTCCGGTTTTTTTTCGCAAAAATTCATAAAGTCCACTGCTGTAAATGGTTCCGGTCGTTTTTCCGAATCCCTGTTTAAATTAGCGGTTAAAGCCATTTGTTGCCCGTGCCTTAATTCACTTCTAAACTCTCCGAAGGGCTCGATACTGTAATAATTGAGCCAGCCGTTAATCTGTGACGCTGTGAGGCATTGCAGCAAGAAGTCAGGGTGCGGATATCCCAGGTGTAAAGCCAGCCGGTAAAGGAATACTTCTTGCGGCTGGCTCTTTAGTTTTTTGCTTCGTCACCTGCGAGGCCGTTCAGCCGACGCGCCACCTGTGCAATCTTGCTGAATTGTGAAGCTGCGGCCCTTTCTAACTGTGGAATATCCTCATCAGCAAAAATCCTGTTCCCCGCGTCATCGACAACACATAAGGAAACAAGCGCCGGTGTGAACTTTGACATGATCCAGTTGCCTTCGCTGTCCTGCAATTCCTTGCGGGTATATAATTCGATCAATGCCGTGGCTCCGATTTCGGAAACAATCACTTCACCGCCTTCAATTTCGACGGTCTCTTTTTTTGGTGCCAACTTTCCTAAAAGTTCTTCTTTATTCAGGATCATATATTTCCTTTCTTACGATCTGGTTATTGCGCCGGATACTTTCAATTCAAATGTTCCGGTCTGAACGCCGTCCACCGAAGCGTCAGGAATAGTGGAAAACTTTGTGACTGAAGCCGTAAAAGTCCGGGTGCTCGCGCCGGTCAAAACAATCTTATAACTCTTTGAGGATGAAGCCTCGTAAGCCGCTAAAACTGCCTGCTGCCCGGCATCGCTGACCAGATCGTAAAACTCAAAGCTCACCGTTCCGTTTGTAATTAATCCGGTTTCATATTCTTTCGCCGTACTATCCAGATCGGAAACATCGATTTCGCTTGCCTGAGCACTGGACGGCTTGATCGACTTGATTTCCTTGACCTGAGTCCATGCTGCTGGTGTTGCCGTGGTGTTTCCGGCATCAATTGTGATTGTCTTGCCGACAGTGTTAATGTCAACGGCAAACGTGTCGTTGGATGTTCCGGTTGCGTAGTTTTTGACCACTGCCGAAACTCCATTTAATGTTGCCGCATCTGCACCAGTGAACCCGGCGAACGTCACAACGTCGCCATTGGCAACGCCTGCATGACCAGTAATGGCAATAATTGTCGGATATCCGACTGTGATTGCTGTTAATACTTCCGCCGAACCGGACGACCCGGCAATATAGAGTTTACTTCCCTGCGCTAACTGTGCTGCTACAGACATAAAATGTCCTCCTTTAAAATTTAATTACTGCAATAATAATCCAGGTGCGAATAAAACCGCCCTGTATCATCCTCATATCCATCAACTTGTGCTGACGCCTGATAATTCAACAATGCCAATGCCGTTGTGCTTTGGTCGGATGTTTGCGCCAAGATCGCCGCCGTCTGCATCGCTGCTTTTACCGCTGCGACTTTGGTCACAAGGTCAGCACTATCTATTGAATAAATGCTGATCTGCACCCGTGGCCGCTCTGTTCCGGTGTCTCCTTCTAGACTTTCGAAAGTCTCACCGCCCACAATCGCATAAACACCATAAGTCAAAGCAACCTGCGTTGCGGAACCGGATGAATCCGGCTTTTGAATATAATAAAGCTCCCCGGAAAAGACCGGCGTGCTCAAAATGGTGTCGATATGCTGTTGGAGTGAAATCGTCATTTTGCTTTTGCTCCTGCCTGGCAGACCATTTCAATGTATTCGTGCTTTCCGTCAATATCGTTCGGTGCCCCAAGAATACTGTAAATCGTCCCATCGGTGCCAACTACCCGCATGTCTCCAGTTATTCCGGTTCTATAACGGATTGTTATTTTGTATTCACCGCCCGGCCAAACTGTTTGAGCATTCGCCAGAGCAAAACCCCGAAGCTGCTTTATTGATGCCCATGCCGTGATAACAGTCGTCCACGTTGTCGCACTCACGCCGTTGGTTTTGGTCGTCGTCGGGCTCTGTAAAGTGATACGTTTGTTAAGGTCGCTGATGATCATCGTATTCTTCCAGTACTCTCATCCGGAAACCTGGCTGTGTCCACCCAGGAATAAAGATTGCGGCAATTGATGACATGAAATTATGAAACATTACGGCAGGGGTTATCAATGATTCATGAAATCTATTAATTCCCCATAGCTCCCCGTTGTCATCATTCATGTAACATCGAACACCCCAAAAACTTACTTTGTGCGTCGCTTTTTTAAAATTCATCCCATAACCTGTAAGAGGCCAGTAACGCCTGCACTGCCTCGTTTTCCTGATATGAATAAGAGCTTAACGTCTTTCCTTCACGATTAACATATAGGTCAGTACAGATCAATTTAATAGCCGCCTTAATCTCATAGGGGATTGCCAGTGCTGAAGTCCAGCCGCAAACGTACGCAATCGTTATCGGATTGGAAGGGTAAAGGGTGTCTGACGGCCATGATCCGCCGTAGGGAAGAACAATACGCCCGCACCCTTCACCGTTTACCTCAACGAGATAATCCGTGGTAACAGTCAAAGTTGTTTCCGTTCCGGTCGTGTCTTTCCATTTGACCGAAGTGACGCTTTGTAAATTTCCATAAGGCAATTTGATGTAATTTGACTCCGGCCATTTCTGCAGGCAATACTCCCACGTCTGACTTAATAGGGCCCGGCGCGTGATGTTTTCGACGTGTCCGCGAGCCGCGGCGATTATCCCAGTCAGCAATTCGTCATCTTCGTCGATATCATCGTCGATTTTCAGGTGCTTCTTGATTTCAGCCAGTGTAACCGGTTCAATCACCGGAGTAACTACGCGCCCAGGGCCGGTAATTGTGGCAGCCGTTGCCGGAATATTGGCAACCAGCATTAATCCTTCCAGCTCATAAATCGAACCGTCTGAAGCCGTGGCAACGCAGGTCAGTTGATAATCGACGCCATCACTGCCCGCCTTCACCCATGTATAAACGGATGTGCCGGAAATTGACTGACTTCCTGCCGTGGTGATCGTCGCCGTTGCGTCGGCGCCGGTGGAAACGAGTTTAGCCGTAACGGTTGCGCTCGCTATGGTTGCCGATCCGCAAAGATCAGCGAAATCCCACTCGATAAAATATGCTTCGGCTGATTGTTTATTTCTGAACCTGTCCATTAATTTACCCTTGCTGATATTTTAGTTGTTCCAGACATTGCGCTGATTTTCTTCGCTCCCTCGATTGCCTTTATCACCACAGTTCCTCCCGACGCCGATATTTTACAAACCGCGCTCACAACAAAAGAAGATGCTTCTTTGGCAACAAATGAATACCGTCTTCCTGGGATTCCCGCCGGTGATAATTGTGTTGTTGCCGCCACGGTCTTTCACCTACACAATGATAAATGTGTCCGCTTCGGACGGGGCTTCCGTCACGGCGGTAAACATCAGTTTCTTGGTCGCGCCGTCATAATCGGTTATGTCGGTTGCCTGATTTTTCAGGACTCCGCTTGTCCAGATTATTATCCGGCCATTGTAATGATCGTTTGTTGCCTCGGTCAGGTCGGTGGTCATTTCGGTTGTCGAGAGCGTTCCGGCAACTGCTGCGGCTGATTCTATTGTTCCGGCGCTTGCGGCCAGTTTTGCCGCTGCAGCTGCGGTCAGGGCATCGGTTACGTCCTTAATCAGTTTCAAATAACCACCAGCTGCCTCAAGCGCCGTCTTGATTTGCGCGGTCGTCGGGATATCGCTGGTGGTAAGTGCTGTGGCTGCGTTGGCTTTGAGGTCGATCTGTGTTCTAAGGGCCGACAGGCCATAAGTGGCGTGGGCGATGGCCGTGTTGATTGTCCCGATGGTAGTGTTGTCCGGGGCGGTGTAGCCGGCTGCGGCCAGGCGCGAGCTGATCGCCGCATCCAGGTTATTTAGCCGGGCATCGTTGGTCAAAAGCGGATTAGTCGGGATTGCGGCCAGCGCATTGATGATCGATGTGATTTCGGTGTCGATGTATCCGGCAATGGTAGACAGGGTACCAGGTAAAGTCGTGCCGGTATCCTCAAGGATTAATGCCAAATGAGATCCAACGGCTTCCAGTGCCGTCTTGATCGTCGCTGCCGTCGGCACTGCCGCCGTAATGCTGGCTTTCTGCAATGCTCCGAAGTCAATGTTGTCTTGAGCTTTGACAACTGCGGGGATATTTCCGCTTTCGAGGGCTGCGGGTATTCTCCCTGTGAGGGCTGCTGCTGCGTTGCCTAAAATTGCATAGAGACTGCCTAACGTGCTGCCAGAAGCGTCGCCTATGTCGGCTTGTATCGCGTCTATCAGCGTCTTAAGATTTGCCAGCCCGATTGTGCCATCGTTTACTTTTGCGTAAGCGTCGCCGGATTGCGGTTTATGTGTGCCACTATCAAGAGTGCCGATAATACGAGTCAATAGGGTGTCAATGTCATCCTGGACAGAAACTAAGCCGTGATCGCCGTTGACGATGGCGTAGGAGTCGCCGGTCTGATCTTTGCTTGCCACTGTGAGTTGAGGGCTGGCAACATCAAACAACTTTTTGAACGCTGCCGCAAGATAGCCGGCGGAGGTTTCGGTGAGAGCAGTGGCTAATATCGATTTAAGATCAACCTGCAATTTCGTCGTCCCACCCGCATACCCCGTGCCGTCAAAGAACAACTCACAATTGTCGGCTGCATCGGAATCGCCCGATATTTGCGTGGCATTGGCATTAAGAATGGTCGTGCCGTACTTCATGTTGTAATATTGAGCAGAGACCCATTGTATTTCATGGAATACAGTTACGTAGGTGTCCACGTCCTCGATTATTAACTTACCCGAACCATAGCGATTATTATTGGCAGCGGTCAGTTTAAGGTAATACATCCCGGCATCGTCGTTAGTGATATGCGTCAGGGTATTCGTGCCGTCATTTCCAGCCACTGAATCCAGCACGATAGTCGGTGCCGATTCACTCCCTGCATCAGCGATCAACGTGATTGCGCTGTTAGCAACGGTTATGCTCAGCTCAGGGCTGATACCGTCCGTCTTGTCGAAAAAGGGGCCAACCGCGATATAAAGGGCGGTGTTTGTCGGGATTTCAATTGCCATTTCTCAAATCCTATAAAAACGGGTAAAGATAACCAAATCGATCAACCTGTGTCACGGCCTCGTTGTGCATTGTCTTATAGAAGTCAGCCATGCAGTTAACGGCATTCTGAAGTTTTGTAATGTCTGCCTCGGTCATGTTGCTGCCGGTAAAGATCGGCAATGCCAAAATCTGAGCGGCGGTCAGGCCGTAAGTTAAGTCGTAGAATTTCTTGTAAAGAATATATGCCTCATCAATGGCTTTTTTCAGGTTCGTTCCTTTGTTGAATACTTCTGCTTCCCACTGGTCGAAACCCATTTTACCCTGATACATATTTAAGACCTCCTTCGTCTATAACTTGATTGTAATACTGGTATGGATATGCCGGATGAAGCGGCTGGTTCAACTCCACAACGGCACACTGCTAAATTAGTTCCGCTGCTCGGGGGTGGAACGGATGAGGGGAAATTTGATGATGTATAGTCACCTATAGCAAATTTTGAGTACCCAGAAGTAACAGCAGTTCTTCGTTGACGCAACGTTGTCCCGTCTCCTGACGCTGCTAAAATATAATTACTTCCCCCATCCAATTGCGGCGTAGCAATCGCATTCCCGGCAGAATCGACAAACGATGTGTGAGTTTTCCATGTCCCGTTAGTGTCTGTTTCCGTGACATTTATTTCTGCTGACCCTTGCATGAGTAATGTTGAGCCATCTGAGTTGTATATGGCGCAACGGACGTTTGCATTCCCCGATGTTACATATACCTTCCATGCAAGTTCCGCGACGTTCTGCTTGCCAGTTCCAGGGCAGGTAAAAACAGTATTCGTGCCATCGTTCCAGCCAATATAACCGCTAAGACCTGATGTTCCATCTCCAGCAACGTCATTCCCAAAATATGTTATTGCCATCCTATCTCACCAAAACTTTCCCGCTATGTCCCGGTTTAACTGCCTTCAACTCTTCACCCCATTCGCCTTTCCAACCGGATGCATCTATGAAACGTGCCCGGAAGAAGTACGCACCCGGCTCATAACCTTCCAGGCTGAACAAAATAGAGTTGCCGTACTCGTCAAAATTGCCGTAAGAAACAGTCGTATAAGTTGTATTTTCCCCGTGCCGCGTCTCTACCTCAACGCTTGTAACGCCTTCCACCGGCTCACAGACGAGGTTTTGCGGTTTGTCGGCGGCGAAGGACAGAGAGGCGCAGAGGGTTAAGAGCAGGGCGATTATGAGGGGTTTAAAGTTCATTTTTTGTTGTCCTCGCCATCTTTTTTCCTGAAAACCGGAAATACATTTGCGAAGGATTCCCCGATTGCGTTGAGCATTTTGGAATTAGGGAACATCGCCCGAACGATACTATAAATCAGTATAAGCCCCATCCAGTTTTCCGCGATGGCCTCAATAAGCCAATCGTTTGTGTAAATCATACCACCTCCGCAACTTGTTCTAAGGTCGCCATAACCGGCAGCCTGTGAAAATAGCCGTGTGCGACGATTACGGCATCGGTCTTGATATGCCGCTTAATAAAATCCCACGCAGTATCAAGCCATCCCTTATCCATGTTGTTGTAATAGCCCTGAAATTCGTCATAGACTTTCGCCGCTGTAACTTGGTCAATTATCGGATCGCTGTCGTATCGGCAAAGGTAATCATGGATTGCACCAGCCTCAGGATTTGTCCCCCGCAAAACAGGGACGCTTTCTTCATCGTAAATGAATCCCTTTGGAATGTAGCACCAGCGGCCTAAAACGACAGAGTAAAACCAAAAGGGCTCAATCAACCGGACATATTTCGTACCCGGAATGCGCTCAATCTTTATCGTACCTTTGACTTGCGTTTTCATTGCACCGCCTTCAGAAATTCAGTTATGGCTGTCATGACCTTTGCGTCTATTTTCTGGCCATTTGATACAACTCTTGCATTACCGACTTCAGCCTCAATGTTATCCGATGTAGTGGCAAACCGAGCGTAGCTTATTTCCGTACCATCCGGCGATTTATATTGCATGGTTGCACAGCCGGTTACTGTCAACGCCATAAGCATAATAAATAGTTTCTTCATCATTCTCCCTTTAAAACTACGCCGTTCATTTTTACGTTGCAGTTTTTATCCTCGCATTCGACAACGTGAGTGTGGTTATTGAGCCGTTTCCATACACTGACCAGATCAGCTTTCACCCAGGCCACAAGGACAAGAATCACAGTAAGAATGCCGGTGTTGAAATCGAAATTCATTAATAAGCCCTCCTATATTTTACGGCTGATAATAAACTCTATTTCTCCCGCCAATGCGGAAGATTGATCGCTTTGCTGCCGATGTCACTGCATCCTCAAGCGTGTATTCATAGGCACCGATGTCAAAGGCCGTCCCTCTAACCTGCGTTGAGCTTGTTCCTGCATTGTTGATTGCCTTATTGTACGGGCTGGCTAATACAGCGCCATTACCGAGAGCCGGGCTGCCAGCTTGCAAACTGAAATAGGTTTGATTTGGCACCATATCTGTGCCATAGGTGCCGGAAAAACCTGTTGGGAGATCACCACCGGTGAAGGTAGGATCGGTGACTTGTGAGGTTGTCTCGTATGTTGATTGGGTTTGTGTAGCGTTATAAGTGGCACCTACCCACTTCGCGCCTGTTACAGTGGCAGTTTCCGTATTCCCATCTGCTAAACCTTTAACATTATTAACCTTAATCACATCAGCCGACACTGTGACAATTCTCATTCTACGGTCGTTAAATTCAGCATTTGTAAAACCTGACCACTCAACATACTGATTTGCCGCAAAAATAGTTGACCAATCTGTCCCCCCGGATTTAGTAAAATATGTATATGTAGCATCGTGCGTAATTGCAACGGAAGTCGCAGTAATGGCGTTGGCGTCGGATAAAACGGACGTTGTGACTAAATTTGATGTGCTATCGCGCCGGAAGAATAGGTTATTGTTGTGGTGCATATCACTCAGAGAGTTGCTTAAATCTCTAACAACGTATATTCCTTTATTAACAAAGATATTATTTTTTATCTCAAAGTTTGACCCACCAGCAACGCCGTTATAAATTATAAAATCTAATGCGTACGACGATGGTGTGCCTGCCGAATAATCGACCTCAATGGTGTTATTGTATATACGCCATATTGAGTCGAAATACTCGCAAGTCTGAATCGTTAAGCCCCCGCCATATGAAATATTTCCATAAATATCAAACGGGCCACCTTTCAGCCCTTTTGCTCCTGTATAGCTGAGGACGTTGATTCCAGTTGTGTTGTAAAGATAATTGTACCGGACAACTAGATCGTTCTGATATCCGTTATTGTCGGGGTCATATTGTTCGATTCCTAGACCGGCAAGCGTCATGTCATGCAGATAATTAAACTCAACGATTGCATTATCTGTATTATTCACTATAGCAATTAATTTTTGTCTCTCCCCGCTGACACCAGTATTGTATACTTCGTTGCCACGGACGAGAGCACCATTGATGCGACCCGCTGCGCTTGCGTTGTATTGAGGATATAAGGCAATACCTTCGTGGCCTATACTATGCAGAATATTATTTGTTACTTCTACGCTGCTGATTGTCTTGCCTGGATAAGCTGAAATATGTATGCCGTAATACCAATATCCCGTTGACGGTTCTGCTGCCTCTCCAGTGTCAACTACCTCACAATTGTTTATTATTATACCCGATATGTCCGCATTAATATTTTGTCCGGTTCCTATTCCTGTTGTATAATAATGCTTGCCGTCAATCTTAAAACCATCAAAAGTGATAGAGTTGGCACCTAAAATCACAACCCCAAGTGTGCTTGAAGAAGAGCTAACTTCAAATGTTGCCCTTGTCCCACCTCCCCAAGAAGCTCCGTAGTATTTAACGCCTGCTGTACCTGTTAAAACGGGAGTCGCACCAGTCCACGTTGAGGCTGAATGGAAATAAACCGTGTCACCATTGGTCACCGTAGCGGCGACTTTGGCAATTGTCACCCAGGGGGCGGTAGGGTCGGTTCCTGCGTTACTGTCACTGGCAGCGGCTACTTGTGCAGTCTGGGCTACGTAATACGTTGCCGCCCACGCATTGCAGGCGGCCAACAGAAATAAGATTACCAGGAAAAAGCGTTTGAGCATGGATTACCTCGATAAATAAATAATTACTGATCCAATTTTGCTATTGCCGGCATTCGTTATGTTCAGAGTCAGGGCCGTGGCTACCGGCCGTGGGCCGGACGAGGTGCCGATAAGAGGCAATATCTGCTCTGTGTTTGACGTGTCCCTGTTGGCCAGTGCGCCTCCCATAACGTCAACTCCGTTTGCATCGGTAATCGTGATGTCGTAATCATCAGTGGGAGCGGTTGCGCCGGGATCCGTCACAACAAGCACGATATACTTCCCGGCTATCTGATTGGTTATTTCCGTCGAGGTCGTTGCTGAGACGGCACCGGTTGCATCGTCGGAGGTCCATGCCAACGTGAGAGTTGCCAAATTTGTGAAGCCTTCAGAACTGTATACCGGTGAATAGGTCTGAGTTACCGAAGAACCTGCGGCAAAACATAAAGAAGGAATTATTAAAAATATAAGTGCGAATATTATTTTTCTCATAACGGAAACCTCAGGTTGAAGGCGGGCCGTCATGCAGACCGGCACGCGCCTATGTGTTAATTAAAATTATCTCAACTGCGCAGCGTACCACCAATCAATTGACAGTGTATTGGCCGCCGCCGATCCGCATTTAGTAGCGAAACCAGGCACCATATAAAGATTGAGGGGAAAGTTTGTTGAAGCTGAAGTTGTGGTCGTGGCATCTGCAACGCCATTGACGTAAAATGTCACTGTGCCGCTTACTGACTTCATGCCGAGTTTTATCCATCCGGTAGAACCGGTCGCGGCTGTGGCACTCAGAGCAACCCTCGCGCCTGCTGCTTTAACCTGGATCGTCTGCCAGATCGCCGCTTCATCAGTGGCGTGAATGACTTGAAAGCCAAGAAGCCCCTGAACCTTAAGAGCCATTGTATTGTCAGTCATAAAGTCAGCGCCCATTGTCACCTGATCGTCGACAAGCCCGGCAAATACGCCCTGTGCTGTGGTAATCTGGTTTAGTTTTACCCGAGTCTCGAACCACCAATTAGTCGAGGCATCAGCCTTAAGAACTCCGACGCCGGTATTCAGATTTACATTACACTCATCATTGTCCGTTCCGGGTGCCGTCAACAGGGCAACACCATTAGGATCAGATGCAACATGGGTAAAAGTGCCGTTTGCGCCGGCAAGGGTGTAATTTTTGGCGGTAGTAAAGCTTTCTCCGTTGGCAAGTGTGAAGTCGTCGCCAACGAAATGACCAAGCGTGGGGTCGACAAGCATTTGAAGGCGGGGGCAATCATCCCAGAAGGCCGACAAACCGGCGCCACTGTCATATCCTTCGGTTAAAAGTTCGCCGCCATAGGCAACAACAAGTTTATCGCCACCCTGTTTCCTGTAAACTTTTGGGTAATAAGTTGCGTCACTCATCTTTTCTTCTCCTTATCCGGTGGTTACCCCGATACGGCCCGGATAAGACCGCATCGAGTACCCATTAAAGGGCCGGTGTTAAATTAAGAGCCAACAACGGCTGTTAAATCTGCTACAGTCGCGGGATCGGCAAGCGGCCCCATTTTGCCCTTGTAACGCAAGCAAAAGACCGGGCCAAAGGTGATAACATCAGTTGCGCTGGTACGGTTCGCATATATGTACCGTTTCTGGGGCTTGTAAACGTCAACGACCAGGAGTTTCCCGGCGTATGTCGTGCCATTGGTTGCCGTTGCGGTTGCTCCGGTGATGGTTGATCCGGCGGCAGAGTTTGCTGTGTGACCTTTGACGTTCAAGGTTGCAACTCCGGTTGCTGCACCGGTGGTAATGACGGTAAAAAATAAAGCTCCATCATAGCCGCTCATGTCATAGACAGTGCTGTCCGAGTCGGTGTTGTTGGCCGACGCAATTAGCGGCCCCGCATATTCGATATTTACTTTATTGGAAAGATGTCCCATAATTTCCTCCTATGTTCTAAAGGCGGGATTTGCACCCGCCGTTCATTAATTAAGCTAACTTCACGCGGGCGAAGGCCTCTTCAAGCACCGGCATTCCGTCGCTTTCCAGCCTGGAAATAAAACCGACCTGGTTTGTGGCTGCATAAAGCTCATTAAGTCGCTGAATCCTCATACTCAGAGCGTCGGCAATCCAGTAATTCGAGAAATCACCGATGATCCCGACATAAAGCCCGGTTGTGAATGTGTTCGGGCAGTATTCAGACATTTTATAAGGACGTCCAAGGATCATATCAGGCTGCCCGCCTTTAATATCCGGGTTCCAAATATACTGACCGTCACCGTCTTTCAATTTACGGAGCATTTTGATTGCGGTACGGTGAAAGATCCATGATGCTTTCGGATGATACTGAGCCTTCAGGCTGTAAAGTGCTTCAGTAAGGCCATCAGTGGTAAAGGCCGTTGCCGTGTTGCCGGTGGAAACATCACGTGACGTGCTGATACCAAAGCCAGCGGTTGCCGCCGTGAAAACACCCATCGGCTGATTTGCGCCGGTGCCGTTCAAATAGGCGTTTTCAGCCGTAATGCCGTTTTTATAGGCCAATCTCTGAGTAATTAAGCTTTCCACGTCCATCGCTGAAACACGCAGCAATTTTTCAGAAACCTTGATCAATTTCGCAAGCGGATGCGGAGTAAGCTCACGCTTGCCAAAAGACAGGGTGCTGTCCTCCGTTCCGGTTGCAATTTCAGCAGTCCACGACGGATCAGCAATGTCGTTATCCATCGAAGGAGCACCTAAAGATTCCGCTTTTGTAACAGGGAAAACGGTCGCCATCCCGCGGATAAATACTTCATTGTCCATCGCCTGAATGAGTTTCAACACGAACTGCTGAGGCGCAACGAGAAATCCGCCGTAAATATCAGAGTCCGCCTGCAAGGCTCTAAGCTCTTCGCCAGAAACGGCACCCATACCACGGCTAAGAAACTGGGCGAAGGCTCTCTGGTGAATATCCGCATTGGCCGGAAGTGTTATTTTCTGGCCTCTATATTCCAGCGTTCGCACTTCGCTCTGCGTTCCCGGTTCCGGCTTAAACGGATCGGCAGCCGACTTCATGGACGATTCGCGTGTCGCAAGTTTTTCCTCGCGTTCAATATCGCGGGTCAAACGATCAACTTCGGTGTCCATATTTTCATAATTGACGTTTTCATCGGCGGTCAACGCCCTCTTTTCCGCTTCGGCTTTATCGAGCAACGCACGCTGTTCGGTTACGATCTTTGCCCGGTCTGCCCTCAATTGCCTGATTTTCTGATTCATTCTAAAGTCCTCCAAAGAATATAATTTTTGATTCCAACTTCTTCTTACGCAGGCCGGTAATGATCGTCGGATCATTCGTGCCACCATCGCCGCCAATCGGCGCGGCGGCGCTTTTCCTGTGTTCTTCAATTTTTCTCAATGCAACGCTGGTGTCATTAAATGCTGCAAAGACTACCGGCGAGACATCAAATATTTCTCCAACTTCTATAATTGTCCTCTTTGCCATTTTGGGATCAGAAAAATCCCATTCATCAACAGCAACGGTAAACCCATATGACGATTCTCTCACGTCACCCCGGTCAATGCTGGTCATTAAGTCGCGGGCTGTCTGTGTGTCCGGAGGAATGATTTCGTAATAAAGCCCCTGGTCATCTTCGCGTAAAATCAAAGTCCCTGCACTCTGCCTACCAAGCGGTAAAGTATCAGTATCGTGATTAAACAAGGCCCGGCAATCAGAAGTAGATATTGCTTTGCTGAAGGCACCTTTACGGACGTACTCAATAAAGCCCATGTCCTCAGATGGTTTATCGAATACGGCGGCGTAACCGACTATTTTTTTCGGAGAGCCGTCATCTGCCGCTATTGCCCTTGTTTCTGCCGCCTTTCGTTTTTCTTTCATCTTCTTTTCCTCGTTCTTCTTTTACTTTTCGTGTTTCATATTTCGGTAACACTGCCTTTTCGTATTCCGGCTTCATTGCTTTTCCCTGTAACGTCTGCACCTAAATCAGACAGGCCAATCATGTTCTTTTCCACGATATATTCCTGCCCCAACCCATCCGGGATAGGATTAAGGTTTTCCCATCCTCTGATTTCGTCGGCATTAAGTATGCCGTTGCGCTTGCCCATGATATAGGCTGTCCAACGCTTTACCGCGTCGCCTCTAAGCAGGGCCATGAGGTCGAATTCAAAGAAATAATCATCTTTTTCGCTGTCCAAAAGTAGGACGCGGCCAAGCTCTTCTTCCCAAAGGACGAACCACGGGCGCATGGTGTGAGTGATAAAGCCGATATTCTGTTCTTCAATCCCGGTTCCCCAGGAGGTCGATTTCTCAACGTCTGCCAGCATATGCGGCGGCACATGAAACAATCGCGCTATTTCTGTTATTTGGAACTTGCGAGTCTCTAAAAATTGGCTGTCTTGCGGATTTATGGTGATTGGCGAGGCTTTCATACCCTCTTCAAGAAGCATAATCCGGTGCGCATTCCCTAACCCGCTATAAGTTTCCATTAATGATTGTTTTAAATTGGTATGAGCTGGGCCGCTTATCTTATTAGGATGCTCTATTATCATTCCTGGATGTGTACCGGAGCCGAAATACTGAGCACCAAACTGTTCAGTAGCCATTCCAAGGCCGATAGCTTCACGGGCCAAAGAAATAGGCGAATATCCCATAATGCCATCAAACCCGAATCCAGGGATATGCAACATGCAATCATTTGGGATCAAAAAACTGCTTGAGACTTTTTTGTCGTCTGAACCGGGATAATATTTGTATTCTAGGACGCCATTTGTCCGCGTTGCGTCAATTCGATCAGGACGCAGGGGCCAAATTGCCTTCGGATACCCATTGCCAGCCCAGTCAATGTAGGAATAAGCATTCCCCCATCCGGCTAAATGTCCTTGAAGCGTCGAACGATAACGCATTGCGGTCATTTCTGGATTCGGATAACGACGCATAAGACGAAAAAGAGGGTGTTTGCGAGCCAATTCCTTGCCGCCATTATCAAGGCGGCGGTAAAGGTAAAGCGGAAGGCTGCCAACCGTCCGGGAAAGTATGTCAATGCAGGAATAAACAGCGACAAAGTTCATCGCAGTTGCGGACGTTACAGAAACTCCGGCGCTTGTTTGCGCTCCTCCGGAAAACCACTCTAAAAGCCACTTTTCGGGAGTGGCAAGCGATGATCTTTTTTCAAGAGATGATATAAGGCCCATTATTTACTCCTTTGGCCGACAAACAGGCCAATAACGAGCAAAATCGCCCCAGGAACTGCATATCCAAGCCACGGGCGTAGTAAATAAAGACCATATCCAAGCAAAATAAGGCCTCCAAAGACAAAAAAATCCCGCATATCAAAGGCCTTATAAGCCTTGACACCGCATGATTTCAGCTTGTTTTTGAGCCACTTAATTACTTTCACTGTCGCATAGAGCCCCGCAAATGGTTAAAAATTGCTTAATGTGGCTCTATTATGAGTGATTTTATTGATTAATTATACTGACAAAGTATGACAAAAGATGACAATGTTTGACAAAATATGACAACTACATGGTGTGATCATTAATTTTCCACTTTTCCGCAACCTGTTTTTTAATAACAGGATGTCCTGCTTTATTTATTTTTACCGGCAAACCTTTCTTTTTCCAATATCGTATAGCGGTGCGTTCACTTACGTTCAAAAACTTTGCAATCGGCTTCCAGTTTTCCAAAATATCGTCCATCAAGTCTCCTATCTTCCTGTCATCCTATCAACCATTTGCTGCTTAGTAAGTCCTTCATATACCGACCGTCCGCTTTTCGCCTCAGGATTCATAGCAAGAAGTGCTACTGCATTCAATCCAGCCATCAACGGGTCAATTTTCCCGGTTCCTGAAGCCTGCTTCGTAATCAGGATTGCATTTCCTTTCGGCTCCACACGCGCATTACCGACACACCAGGCCATCATCCGGCTGCCACTATGAATAAATTCCTTTGCGGCCACTTTGCGCTCTAACGTCTTTATTGCGCTGTTCATGCGCCAACCTTGAGGTATGCCAACAATCCGGTCGTGAGCTATCTTATTCTCTCCGTTCTCGTCCCCGTTTTCCAGCTCATCAACAATCGCGCCAATGCCCGCCGGGTCAACTCCAATCCGGTCAAGTAGCCCCGTAGCGTCGCACTTTCTAACAGCATCTCCGAACTGCCTCACATCTTGACCGATTTCTTTTATTATAGTGAGATCTCCATCATCAGCAAAATCATAATAGCGCGACGCCTCTGACTTTCGGCGTTTCAGAGCGATTTCGTGCGCCCAGGCATGGAACCATCCAAGCCATTCCCCCGTTTCAGCATCCCTTCCGACAGCGGACGCTCCAAGAAGATCGTCAAGGCCACCTCCATCACCTCCGAATTCAATTACCTCGCATCTCTCAAATAGATATTCAAGGGTAACTTTCCTGATTCCGGCCGCCTCCCAAAACTCCGCACCTGCCCAATTTTGGGCCCGCTGAGATGTAGCAATTTGAATGTTCAGGTGCTTTGCAAGGAAACTCTGCCGTGATTGCGCCCCTTCATGCTCAGATTTTTTGAATTCACGCAAAAGAAAGGCTTCATCGACCGAAGCGCCGTAATTCGGGTTGGGAATATAGAAATTTGACGGGACCAGATGAACTTTCTTTTCAATCATTTCTTTCGGAAACTCGTAAATGATCGGGAGAAAGGCAGGATCATCAATTTTCCCGTCACGCACTCCGCGGGCATATTCCAGCTTATCGGCAAATATTCCAGCCGGTGCCTCGTCGCTCTGTGTCGTAAGCCATATAACAAAGCCCTCAGGACGTGCCGCAAGCCCGCCCGTGGCTTCGGTGAACATATTCGTTGCATTTGGCCTTTTCCCGAAAAGCCAGAGCTCTTCAACGAGGATCCCAACGCCTTTTAATCCGCCCACTGTATCGCTTTCAGCGGCAACTATTTTGAGCGTTGCGCCCGTATTCCTGTGAGTGATCTGCCTATAATGCTCTTGAGGATACATAAGATCAGTTAATTCGTCGTCAGAGCTGATCATTCCGCAGGCTGGCTTAAACGAGTTGCCCGCGACTTCTACTGTAGGAGCGATAATAAAAAACTCCGCAGATTCACGCCAATTTAGAATAAGCGCTGTCTGCATTATGGCGGCGGCCATGCCAGACTTGTCATTCTTCTTGGCCACCATGACGAAATATTCACGGATTAAGCGGCGGCCTGTTGTTTCTTCGGTCGAATTTATTTCTTCCCCTGAATCGTATGATCCGAAAATGTGAGATACAAGATCAAATTGCCATTGGCGGCCAACCTGTCCATATGTTGGACATCCAGGAACGTCTTTCAAATGCAGTTCTTTAAACACAGAAAGACCATGTTCAGCGCCATTTTTGAATAGCGGCTCAAACGGAATTAGGCTTTCACCGGCGATTATTCTTCTTTCCCAGTCCGGACATGCGGTAGTCCAGTTCATTTATTTAACCATCCTCAGCGGAGCTTTTGCCGGGGCAAATTTACCCTGGCCGGCACGCTTTGCATTTTCTTCGCGTTCGTTCTTCTTTCCCTTGCCCTCGCCTTTGCGAGCATGAACGAAAGGAGCGGCAGCAATAGCCATCCGGTCCCGGCGATCATTTGGTTCTCCCGGCGTGTTCATGACCTTCAGCATGTAAGTCAAGGGGTCAAGGTTTTCCTTTGCGGCATCTTGCTCTATATCTTCAGGCACCTTCGGACATTTTGGTACTCTTACTACTGTCTTTGGAGCGCCACTCGCCTTTGATCCTTTTTTCCGGCCAGCTCCCGGCCTGTATCCTCCACGTCCCATGATTTTTGATTTCCTTTGTTTTGATTTTGTATTTGATTCCTGATCTTGAAAAATCAAAAACCAAAATTAATTCTCCAAATGGGGGGACATGCGGTTTCCGCTCTCTAAGGTTTTTAGAGATTTAGACCGCCCCCCGGTCTACAAGCATTCTTCCCATCTCTTCACAAGTTTAACCTTTCGATATTCTCGCGCATATCCTAGGTTGCTTTCTTTAACAAAACGCTCTGCTTCTTTCTCTTCCATGACAACTCCAATAAGATCGACGCATAATGAATGTGTTGTGCCTGATGAATCAATCATTAACACATATAAATACTTATCCATTTACATTTCTCCTTTTCTCTTCTTCTAAAGATTTCTCGTTATGACAATCACAGCATAAGTATTGCCGATTATCGTCGCTCTCAGCCCCACCCAAATGCAGAGGCACAACATGGTCCACCTCACCATGCGCTGTTACCTGCCCGCATTTCTGGCAGGTATAATTATCACGCAGCATGATCCGCTTCCTGATCTTCCCATGCTCACGCCCGACAATGCGCTTCGTTGCTGCTGGTCCTCCTATCCGCGTGTCCAGAGTAGCAATGCTCTGCTTAAGCATTTTCATTGCGTAATCTCTCAACTTCAAGTATAGCTTCTTCATCCGTCAGTCCGCCGTCCATCGTCATAATAGCCAAACGCTCAAGCTCCTCAACTGTGTACCTGTTTAACCATTCCCGCGGGAACAACTGTTCGTCTCTTAGCTTGCCCAAATTCGCAACCTCTCAGCCTGAGCAATTACGTTCTCTTTTGTTGCCGGCACATGAAAAGTATCTGTAAATATAACTGGATTATTCAGCATTCTCTTGACCCATTTGCTTTTGCTAGCAGAATGATCATTCCCATCATCAGCGCATATCCGCTCACCATCAGCATGCTTTTTATTAAGCCCTTCGGCTATTCGCTTGCCCTTTTCCGTGTCCTGATACTCCCGGCCAATCTTCTCGCGCCGTTTCTTGTATGCCGCGTTATTACGTTTAATCCGGCATGGCTTGCAGTAATTATCCAGCCATAAACCATTATTGCCGCGGCTGTATGCCGTCTCGATTGTAATTGGTACTCCGCAATCCGGGCAAAATTCTTTCCGCTTTTTGGTGTATTCATGATTGCATTCTTGACAACAGAATTTCCTATTCTTTGTTTCTTTTCCGCAGTTTAAGCATTTTATTTTTTCGGTTACCATTATGATTGCCTCGCTATTGGAATATCATTGAATCATCTTGATTTTCTGTTTATCAAAACCAATCCGCACAACGTCGAGCTCTCTCTCATGCCCGGTCCGATAATTTTCCATTTCTGTTGTTCCTGGCAAATATTCTGGATGCTTGCCGTCTCGCGCTGCAATTACTTCGTATAGCCGCTCGAACTCTTTTTGCTTCCACTTTTCATCGCTCATTTCCATCATGCAGAGCTGAGGCCACCCGCCCATCGCATTAACCACGGAGTGAATAGCAGGATCAGAAAATTTAACGCTTTGGTAATTGCCGATACGCCTGATTGCCGTTAAAACATCAAGCCATGCTTCGGTTGCCCGGTTTTCAGACTTACCGTTAATCTCCTGTAGAATTTCCGCTGGTTTCGGAAACGATGGATAGACGCGGGTATTAATCATCTGTGAAATCGCTTGTGAAATATGCTCGATTGGATGTTTTTCAAGGGACTTAAAATATATCTCTACTTTGATTTTAGATACTCCTTTCCCATCATTAAAGACTTCTGCTAAAGTTGCCATCATTACCGCAAATTTTTCATAATCAATCGCTTGCATTCGCTACCTCACTTCGTTTTTCTTCCAGCCATGCCTTAATGCCGGCGTGCTTATTGGTTTCGTTGTTCCGTTCAACCCTCAATGGATAAACGTCTGCCCATCCGCTTGTAATGGATTTGTTTAACACTTCAACAGGGTCGTGATTATGTGTTTGTTTGATTCTTTGTAATTCAGAAATAACAAGATTTAATGCGTAAGGCGTGTCTGCCGCTTTCTTCTTTTTTCGAACCACCATGAACGATTTCCATGTTTCCTCGGGGATCCATTCCGGCAAAACAAACGCGTCAGCACTTTTTACTTTAGTTTCATTTACTTTAGTTTCATTTACTTTAGTTTGTGGATTAATGTTGTCTAATTGCTCGTTTTGCTCTGGTTTATGTTGACATAAACTATCGTCCACGGGTGTTAACGTCGGCTTTAATGGCTTTTCTACTTTCCGGCGAGCATAAACATCAGCTAATCTATCAACAAAGTTTTGGCTCCAAATAATACCTTGTGCCCATAATTCCCGGTCGATAGCTTCCATGTCAGAGAGCATAGAAAGGATATTGCGTGCAGTTTCCTCGCTGACGCGGGTTTTTGCTAACAGAAACACCCTTGACGATGGATTGTTAAAGTTATAACTTTGATTCTCTGATTTGCCCAGGCATTCCAAAAGCTTAAACCAAAAAGCATAGCCATCATTACCGAATTGCGCTTCCAAAACAAATAATGTTTTGCCGTGGTCACAGTCATGTGAAAAATAATCAATAGTATGTTTTTGTGGTCTTGCCATTTATTCCCTCGTCCCATCGCCTAAAGCTGCCAGTTCGTCCCAAAGGTCCTCGGTCATCATGCCAACTCCTTTTTAAATGCCGAAATACACGCTGGCCTTGACCATGGCCATGCAAATTTTATCCATTCTGGCGATCTGTATCCTTGTTCGTTTCGCCAAACCATAGCCATGGGGAACATGCCTGTTTTTAATACCGACAATAACCTGTTTTTTGCTTTTATTATTGTGTCTTTTGGATATCCAATAAGGACATATGCCCGGATGTTATTTGATGCGGGAGATAGAAAGCCTGCGCTGAATATCCTTTTTGCTGCATCGAGCAAGGGCTCGTAATCGTCCGGTGTGTCGTACGCAAAAAATATGCGTTGTGGTTTTAAATTGGAGAGCAAATCAATATGCCAGTCCTTAAGAATTTTAGCCTCTAGCCCACCAGTAAATTGCGCTCTTTCTTTTTGCTTTTCTAACATTGAAAAAACAGTTTTGATATGGTCGTCGCTACAAGCGAGCAAATTGTCATCGAGTACATTCCATCCATCCACAACCGGAAATTCCCTTATTTCTCTGCCTTCTCGTTTCCATGCTGAACAAAACCAGCATGAGTTCGGGCAACCGCGTGAAGTGATCACGTATCCCGGTTTTAAGTACATTCCCGGAATGAAATTGCCGCCCTTTTCACCGGTAGCCGGGCCGCCGATCTTTACAGGTGCCACTGACCGCCATTGCTTTTCCAGCCATTCAGCGCGAGGCAAATCCCATGTAAAAGCAACTGAAATATGAATTTCGTCAGCCTCATCGAATAGACCAGGAGGGCAATTAATGCGGACGTTTTCATCATCGGGCGTTGCTTTTGTTTTACGCGGAAATACCCTGATGATTCTCATTCGTTCACCCTCAAAGCATTATGCAGCCTCAGCAGCGTGTTAAATGCTACCTGGGCGGCATGATAGCAGCCGGTTTCCTCGTCAATCGCCAGCGGGTCAATCTGGCACTCTTCCATGTGCCGCATTGCCGCATCCCAAAATCGCCGGTCTGGATTTTCAAACGGCTGAAGGCAGTTAAAAGTCTCGTACTTTTTTTCACCGGCGATAAATACATCTGCAAGCGGTTTCAGGATAGTTAAAGGCATTGGATACCAGCCTTGTTTTCCCTTATCTTGTTTCAAACCATTTCTGCTTTTCTTCTCAATGTGCGGCATGTTATCCTTAACCCTTTACTTTAAGTATTCAACGATATCAAATTCAGTGCGCGGATTGTCTTTATCATGAACCATGCGCGTACCATCCCAGCTCTCAATCTGCCGGTCATCTGCAATAATAAATCCCTGGATGCAGTCAGCCAGGCTTTCCATCGCGCCGTGTAAATCGGGCCTGCTTCCCTTGTGATAAAAAGTTGCCTTAATATGTACAGGGCCAAGAAAAGTTTCAGATAGTCCCTGACGCAAGAGCTCGGCATGAGCTTCTTTTTCCCATTGATGATATGCTTTAGAAGAAATAGGGATGTGCCTGCCTTTTGCAAAAATTATCTGTTTTGAATTTTTCTTTGATCGAATTGATCCGGAGATTGTAAATGTCATCTATATCCACCCCATCCAGTGAGCGAACCCGTAGGCTGCAAACCCGCAGTTAATTACTCCAACCGAAACGACAACAAGCATGATTGTGAACCGTGTCCAGGGAGAATATTTTTTCATTTCTCCCCCCGCAAACACTTCCCTGACCGCGGCGCCAGATGATCGCACCCGCCGACAACAAAGAATTGAGACGGATCATAATTAGCGCAGGACTTCACTTCATCCAGGTTTTTTGCCGCACATAATCCGGCAACACAGTAATCGCGCTTATCTGATTTGACGTAAGATTCTCCGCTGTCGGGCTTTTCTAAACATTCAGCCATATAGAGCAACCCCCTGTTTTTACTTGTATACATAGCGCATCTATTAAGCTGCTACTGAGCAACTCAATGTATACGTGACTAATCAAATTTTTTTGGTAAGATGGAATCAACTTAAAAGCTCCGCGATTGTTTTTTGACCATTGGCTTGTAAAAGAAGAATGTTTTTGTAGTCTGACAAATAACCTTGGAGGGCATATTCAAAGATGAGTGCAGCAAGATCAATATTTTTAGCGCGAGCAATAGCCTGCAAATCTTCCTTGAATTTACTACCGGCACGGAAGGAAACAAGCTCTGTCTTTTTCTCTTCCTTCAGAGGTATTTTAGGTTTTGAAAAATCCAAATTAAGCTGCATAACTTCCCCCTTGCTATTCGCCCGAATTAAGTTTAAAAAAGCCAAGGCGCAACTCTTGGCGGAGGCCGCAGAAAGGAAGGAAAACTACGGCTTTTTTGCGCCCTGGCTATTTGTGTCTTGAAAGGTTCTCCAATGAGAAAATTTATTGTTATCTTGCGCCATGATTCACCTTCCGAAAAATTGTTTTCAAACGATCATGACGGAAAGATGACCTCCGGGAATCACTTTCTAACATGTGAAACATTCGATACAACGGGCAATTATTTTGCTTATTTAAGGCGTATTCCGGCTGAGAAGAATCAAGATGATAAACATCGATCACCGCAAACATGGTTGATCGCTTACACTGACATTGCAGCCGTTTTTGAGTACGACGGCAGCAAATTTCCAGCAGGATTTTGTCAAAATGATTTATGAAGTTCATTTGCTTTCCATATCAATAAAATACCTTATTGGAGGGCCATAATTGTTAAAACTAACAAGTTTTGAGTACATTTCAGTCATTGACGACCCCGAGCTAACGAAAATTGTTAATGCAACTCTTAACGATACAGATAATGTTGATGTGCGCATCACAGCAGCAGTGCCTGTTCCCAAAACACTTAGGGATGTTGACGCTATAGAGTCCTTCCTTCGTGATTGGTTCCGCAAGATTGATGTGTCGAACATCTAAGCGAACCTCTCGCCATTGCATCGGAAAGGATCTTAATAATGACCGCTTTAACTTCCGGCAGCGAGAGCAGCTTAATAAGTATTTTTTTAAATATCGTTTGCATGAGTCATGTGCTCCTTTATTTAGCGTCCTCCGTTGGAAGAGCGGTTGCGCCCTGGCTCGTGTTGGGAATGTTATCCAAGGATTTAATTTTCTCCCAATCATCAGCAGGCACACGAGTACGGCGATTTTCCCAGTCAGCTACTTGCTGACGGGTAACTTTACGAGGCTCAACAGTTATTATTTCTGCAAGCTCTCGCTGTGATATTTTTAACTTGTTTCTTATTTTCCTGATCCGTTTAGGTATGTCGATTGTTTGCATAGTAGGTATGATACACAAAAAGTAATTTACTGTCAATTCAAAAATCTGCAATGGTGTATTTAATGGCTGAAAAAAATGAAGTATTTACAAATAACCTACTTTTTGCCTTAAAAACCAAAGGCATCAATTATGAAAAAGGGAAAAAAACCGGATTAAAGAAATTTGCTAAAGATAATAATATAGTTTACACAACTCTTCATAAATGCTTGAGAGAAGATATGTATGGCCATGTTCCTGAGTGGGATCAGTTATTAAAAATATCAAAGGCCGTAGATAGGTCAATAGATTGGCTTCTTACCGGAAAAGAAACAGATTTAGATTGGCCGGAATACTCCCTTGAGTATTGCGAGAAATTAAAAAATATATTGAAAAATGGTGAAGATACAAGTATTAAAGCAATAAAGGATATGATTGACCTTTACGCAGAAAAAACCGAAAAAACCCAAAAGAATGCATACTTAGAAAAGACGGGAACATAACATACTTGGATTTCTTTAATTAACAATATGTAGAAGGATACATAATAATATACCCAAAAATATAAAACAGAAATCCATTATCATTAAACAAAAAAGGAGAATGTCTTTATGAAAAAAATATTTACTGGAATGATTATTTGTTTATTTATGTCTGCGGGATGTACGCCGTTTGTGCCTGTTATTAATATGGCTGATGTCACACAAGAGAAACGCCAGGAATCGAACAATATAAAAACTTTCACCATCGAAGAATCTAATAACTACCCTGAAATAGATAAATATATTGGGAATATAGTCACATATTCGTGCAAGTTTTTGCCTTGGGATGATCATGCCTCTAAGGAAGATGCTACCGCTCAACTTAAAATAAAAGCCCTTGATTTGGGTGCCAATGCAATAGTAGGAATAACATATACCGTGCAAGGTTTTGAATCGGCAATGGTAACTAATTGTTATGAAACAGTTCAGGCTTCAGGATCAGCGGTAATATTAAAAATTACAAAAAACAAGTAAACTTTCAATTATAAATTACTTCACATCTGGTATCATTGCAAACGGTTGTATTCTCTATTCTTCTCATCAAAGTTTGTATTTCTAATTATCATGGGCAAACCACATTTTATTTTCCCTTATATTACCTTATTATTTTAATCTGACCAAAAAAATACACAATAAATGATTTTTCCGCTTGACATAAAATAACTTATTGTGTATTCTACCCACGAATCAAGAAACAAACCTTCCCTCCCCTGGCTAATCACCGGAATAGCGGCGGGAAGGCAAAAGCCCTCGAAGGTACATAATCATCGAAACACAAGGATGGACGAGGCAATGAGATAAAAAAGATTTTTATCGGGAGGTAATAGTGAAAGAGGACGAGGTGATTTCTGGATTCAAAGGTTTTGACAAAGATTTTAAGTGTCGTGGCTTTCAATTCGAGGTCGGCAAGGAATACAAAGAGGATGATGCCATTATATGCAAGAAAGGATTTCATTTTTGTGAAAATCCTCTCCACATTTTCGGATATTACCCGCCGACAAGTCGTTTTGCGGAGGTTGAGGGCAGTGGGAAAACGGCAACGCACAAAGATGATAGTAAGGTTTCCTGCACCAAAATCAAAATAAGTGCGGAAATCGGATTAAAAGGAATTATTGAGGCCGGAATGAAACTTGTCTTTTCGCGGGTTAAATGGGGAGAAAAAGATAAACCCCAGACCCACGGAGATTCCAGTGCTGCCCAGACCCACGGAGATTCCAGTGCTGCCCAGACCCACGGAGATTACAGTGCTGCCCAGACCCACGGAGATTCCAGTGCTGCCCAGACCCACGGATATTCCAGTGCTGCCCAGACCCACGGATATTACAGTGCTGCCCAGACCCACGGAGATTCCAGCGCCGCCCAGACCCACGGAGATTACAGTGCTGCCCAGACCCACGGATATTCCAGTGCTGCCCAGACCCACGGAGATTCCAGTGCTGCCCAGACCCACGGAAATTCCAGTGCTGCCCAGACCCACGGAAATGAGTCGATAGCCGTATCTACTGGAATCAAAGGTAGGGCTGCTGGAATTATGGGGAACTGGATTGTCGTTGCTGAGTGGGTGCAAGATGCAGACTGCGGTTGGCATATCATAGAAGTCAAATCAGTTAAGGTAGACGGCAAAAAGATCAAGGCCGATACATTTTACCAGCTCAAAAACGGAAAATTTGTAGAAGTTGAATAAACCACTTTGACAGCCGGAAAGACGGCACCTCCTTTGAAGTAGTTTGATAAGAGCGAGTGAAGTGCTGCCAGTACAGCGTAATAATTAACCCTAAACTCATACAACAACGCATTCAGTCTAAAGCCCCGACTGGCAACGGGGCTGAATAAAAATGCTCTTTAAGAACCCATAGAAGGCTTTTGCCTGAAATTTAGGCTGGTAGAGGCATAGTAGATTCCCGACGCTCTGGCTGGCAAACGGGGATCCTCTCCGGTGCATAAGGATTATTTCTGGTCGGCAACAGATCAAATATTCTCTAGCATTCGTGAATCACTCTGTGCAGCCAGTACCAAAGCCGCTTGCCTAGCAGTACCCCGCAACCACTTGCCGATGGTTGCGGGGCTGATAAAAAATAAGGGGCTGGAAGTGATGCTATATGTTGTGGTGACAATAAAATCACTCGTCAAAAAATGACCTCATCCAGCCCCTTCACCAGATACCACGGTTTCACAACAATAAATTGAAAGGAGGTAAATTTATACTTTTGAAGAAGGTTTTTTGAATTGCTTATCCGGTTTAAACCTGTCCGGAGCACGAAAATCAGGTGCGGCGAAGGAAATTAATATTAGTAGAGGGGGCTACCCGGCCCCCTCATGCCGAAAGGTAATAAAATGTTCTATTTTGCTGATAAAATTATAGATTTCTTAGATTCGCCAAAATTCAACAAGGCCATAATTTATTTTCTAATTCTGTCGGCGGTTTATTTTGCGCCGGTAATATGCAGGTGCTTCCAATGAGCCAAGAAGCACTTAATTTTAATCCGCCACCGAAGCCGAACGCTCTGGGATTTGATTACGAATCGCAGAATTACAAGATTTACAATTTGCTTTATCACGGCGGGGCCGACGCCGTTGAAATCACAAAAACATCTGGGAGTATGACGCACTCCCGCCGGATCAGCGATATCAGGGAAGCACTGGCACCGCACGGTTACACAGTAATGTCAAAGCGGTTGCCGGGCAAAAGGATATATTTTTACTGGCTGGCTGAGTGTAAGAGCTTGCCGGCGGGGGTGAAATGATGGGCTTAGCGGCTGATTTAATAAATTATGATCGGGACCTTACCCGGCAACATGCAGATGATGAGTTCCGGGAGGGGATAGCGGAAAATTGCGACACGATAAAAGAATTATTAATAAATCTAAGTATTGGCAATTTAACATTTATCCGGTCATTGGCACAAGATATAGTTGACGATTGCAATAGGAGGCTGCCGTGAAGAAGAAAAGGTTCGGAAATTGTGAAACTTGCAAGTGGCGCACGGGTACAAGGTGCAACAAAAATAAAGAATACATTAACCTGGCTGACTGGTGTGCATCGTGGTCAAAAGTGAAGGAGGGTAAATAAGATGGAAAATGCAATAGAAATATATGAGTCGCATCCATTGAGTGCTTCTCAAATCCGCGAGCAGGTTAACCTAATACAAGAAGTAATGAAGTCAGTAATGCGAGAAAACGAACATTACGGGAAGATACCTGGATGCGGTGACAAACCTTCTTTGCTTAAGCCCGGAGCCGAAAAGTTGATGTTCACCTTCCGGCTGGTCGCAGATCCCGAAGTGGAAGTCTTTGAACTTTACCATCCTACCGTTGTCGGGCATAGGGAATATCGTGTTAAAGTCAGGATATCATCAATGAGCGGTACATACATGGGTGGTGGAATCGGATCTTGCTCAACAATGGAAAATAAATATCGTTTTCGTGGTGGTGAGAAAATCAACACTGGTCATCCGGTCCCAAAAGAATATTGGAATTTGAAAAAAGAAGGCAAGAACTCAGAGGCACAAGCCTTGATCGGCGGTCCCGGCTTTGGAACTGCAAAGTTCGATGGTTCTTGGATGATTTGCGAACTGGGCGAAAAACAGGAACACGATAACCCAGCCGACTTTTATAATACTTGTGAAAAAATGGCAAAGAAACGCGCCCTGGTTGACGCTACACTGACCGTTACGGCCGCCTCCGATATTTTCACACAGGACATTGAGGAACTTGTTGATAATGGCGTAATGACTCCAAAACAGGGAAACAAAAAGCCGTCTGTGCAGCAACCACAGAAGAAAGCCACTACCGCACCCGCCGAAGCCGAACAGGTGGTCACGGTTAAGATCGCCACAGTTGCCAAAAAAGAAGGCGAAAAGGACGGCAAGAAATACACCATCTACACGATATTTGACATGGACGATGTTAAATATGGCACGTTTTCGGACACGTTCGCGGATTTAGCGGCATCAGCAAGTAAAACGAAAGAGCCGGTCAAGATCACCTTCACGGTCGGACAGTACGGAAACAAAGTGACCAATGTTGAATTGGCAGAGGCGGCGTAAATGGAACTCGTTTTTAAGCCAGAGACGCATCAATATTTTTTAGATGGTACTGTGCTTCCCAGTGTAACCCGCATTTTATCGGATATGGGATTCATTGATAAAACTTTTTATACCGATCATGGTCGTGATCGTGGTCAATATGTACACCTGGCCACGGAACTTGACGACAGAAACGAGCTTGACGAAGAAACGCTGGATATTGAACTTGCTCCTTATTTAGCCGCTTGGCGGTCATTTAAGCGTGAAACAGGATTTCAGATCGAGGATATTGAAAAGCCTGTTGCCAGTGAGATTTACAGATTTGCCGGAAAGTTTGACCGCTCAGGGATTTTAAATGGAAATCGGTGCATCTTGGACATAAAGGGCGGAACAGTTTCCCCATGGGCAGCATTGCAGCTTGCGGCCTATGAGATAGCAGAAAACAAGAGATTAAAACGGTATGCCGTCCAATTAATGAGTACCGGAAAATATAAATTACACCCATTTACCGATAGAATGGACAAACAAATATTTCTGTCAGCAGTTTCTTGCTGGCACTGGATAAATAACCATAAGGGAGGAAAATAAATCATGGCTGAGGTAGCCCTTAAAATAGTTGAAACAAACGAAGTAGAAACAAAGGCGGTTGATATAGTCGAACAGGCAAAGGCAGTGATGGTAAAAGATAACGAAACATATACTGCCGCCGGGTATCTCTGGAAACAGATCGGGGATATGATTAAAGAGGTCAAAGACACGTTTGACCCTATCTGTGACGCAGCGCACAAGGCGCACAAGGCCGCCACGGAAAAACGGGCAAAATATCTTGACCCGCTTACCAATGCCCAGAAGTCGGTCAAAAAATTAATGTCCGACTATGACGCCGAACAGGAAAGAATCAGGCGTGAAGAAGAAGCCCGACTCGCGGAGATCGCACGGAAAGAGGAAGAAGAAAGGCTCCTGCAGGAAGCCATTCTTGCAGAAGAAGAGGCGAAAAGGAACGGGGCAACACAGGAAGAGGCCGCCCAGGAAGCCTCGGCAATCATCAACGAACAGGTATATGTTGCGCCGGTGGTTGTCCCAAAAGCAACGCCGAAATTACATGGCGGGCCGGTGTACCGTGAGGTATGGTCCGCACAGATCACAGACATCAAAGCCCTTTGTCTGGCCGTTGCCCAGGGTAAGGCGAGCCCCGAATGTGTTGTTGGTAATATGCCTGTTCTTAACAGGATGGCCGCGGCGTTGAAAAAGACGATGAATATTCCTGGTGTTCAGGCGATTAGCAGGCGCGTATGAACCGTTCTCAAATCCGCAAAGATATGGCTGATCACGTGCTGATGTTTGAACCCGGCAAAACCCCGTATTGGTGTTAAAGTGAAACCTGAAGAACTTTACGAGCTCGAAGAGAAATACAGGGGATTCTTGCCGCTTGCAACAGCAGTACAGATCATCAAGCTGATCAATTATGTGCAGAAATTAGAAATGGAAAACGTGAAATTAAAGAAAGATATTTCAGCGATTGAGGAACGAGTGGAAGGATTGAACGCGATTTTAAAACAGGAATAAAGAAAGGACTTCAATTAGTGGAAATCGGAATAAAAACACTGCAAAAAGGCGGCGATTTATTAACAAATTCTCTGCTTACCTATCGTAAAGCAATCAATGACGCCTATATGAAAAACGAGGGCGACGAACTGAAAATCACAATGGGACTGACTATAAAGGCCGGTCCCGGTAATGGAAATTTCAAGCTGACCAGCAAAATCAAATTTGTCACTGACCAGATAGAAGACACATTTACCGATTCTGTGGATGAAGTACAAACCAGCATATTTGAGGAAGTGGAAAAATAATGGCGACAAAATCAACAGTCAGAAAACAACTCGTCCTGTCAACCTGTCCTGAATGCCGAGTACAGCACATGGCCGAGACAAAATGGAATTATTGCCCCAAGCATGCGCACAATAGACATAGATCGAAAGAAGGACACTCTTACATCGGCGGGTTTTATGATCACCAGAGGCGAAGAAGGCGGAACGAAAATGTCACTGCGTAAACATCAGCGCGAGTTTTTGATGGCAATTCACCGGATAATCGCAGGCGCCCCGATCCGTGATATTTATTCCCATGTTACCCCGGGCGGCGGCAAGAGCGTACTCCCTATTATTGCCGGTAAATTAATTACTGCCGGCCTTGTCGACAAACTGATGTGGATCGCTCCGCGCCTGTCCTTAACCGATCAGGCAGAACGTGAATTCATTAATCCTTACTTCAGGGATCTGCTGCAACATAATATTACAATCCGGAAAAGCACAAACGAAATTAATCCGTGCCGCGGGCTCCATGGATTTTCCACCACGTACAATGCGGCCGGCATCGATGAAGGTTTGCTCAGGCAGGAATTTCAGCGCTACCGATATATTTTGATCATGGATGAATTCCATCACGTCCAGGAAGATTCTCTTTGGCATCAGAAAATTGCTCCACTTTTTGAGTTGGCCGCTTTCCGGATAATGATGACCGGAACGTTAGAAAGAGGAGATCAAAGCCGGATAGCCTTCACGCCTTACCGCGAGAATGGAAAATCAGTAATTCCTGACCTGCAGAATGGACTGAATACGGCAGTTATCCGCTACACCCGGACGGACGCACTGGCAGAAAAGGCGATAATCCCCCTTACCTTCCATCTTTCAGACGGTTCTGCGGAATGGGAAGATACCAGAGGCCGCAAAGTAAAAGTAGCCAGCATGGATAAAATGGATGAAGCCGACGCAAACAAAGCACTTTATACCGCCTTAAAAACAGAATATGCCGACGATCTGCTTGCGCAAGGGATCGCACACTGGCAGGAGCACCGAAAACATTACACAGGCGCAAAGTGCCTTATCGTAACATCCAATATTAATGAGGCTAAACGTCACATGCGTAACCTTTCCGGAATGTCGGCCAGGTGCGCGATTGCTACTTCCGAAGATTCTGCAGCGGCTTTGAAAGTTATTAACAAAATGAAGGCCGGAAAGATTGACGTGATTGTCACCGTAGCCATGGCGTATGAAGGATTGAGCATCCCGGAGATCAGTCATATTATATGCCTGACCCGCATCCGCTCCGTACCATGGATAGAGCAAATGACCGCAAGGGCAAACCGAATTGATCAAAGTGCAGGCAGTTATGATGAACAGACCGGCCATATATTCGCGCCTGCGGATCCGCTTTTTAAAAAAGTCATGAAGCAAATTGAAAAAGAACAGCTTCCAGTAATGGAGTTCAGAAATAAAACTTCGCGGCAATTCTCCTCCTGCGAAGAAGCAGGGGACGGCGGGTTTCACCTGGAACCGTCACCGGGCGGAATTACCCCGCTGTCCTCTGCCCTTACCGGAAAGAGAGAAATGGTTTTAGGTCAACGGGAATTGCCGTCTGCCCCGGGAAAAACGAGCTCAGAAATTGAGACTGAATTGCTTGAGCAAATTGAAGATCATATCCGCTCATACTCTTTTCAGAACAGATTTAACCCGAAGCGAATAAACGGAGAAATATTTAACCACTTTGGCGGAAAACCACGCAGGCAAATGACCATCCCTGAACTCGAAAAGTGCCTTGCTCACGTCCGGGAAACTTACCCGCTGTCATTTGTGCGAGGAAGCGGGCATAGAGTCGCGGCAAAAGCGACACCTTTGAATGTGGAATGGAGGTAAAAATGAACTATAACGGCTGTAACTTTATGAAATGTCCTCAATGTAGAAGCACAACAGACCAAATAATTCCGGCTGCGTCTAGCGACACAAAAGAAAGGCATTATTGTCCTCAGTGCCAACAATATTTCTATGCAGTGTACACTGGGGCAGGCACAACCATACAGCCGGATAAGTATTTAGTGAGGGAATTATGACCGACTACAAAATGACCGACGAGAAGCGGAAGAGATTGACTGAAAAATTATTGGATAAGTGCTGGCATGAGTGGGTAGCGAAAGGGGTATACACTGAATGCTCTAAGTGCGGCGAAATAAATTTGACTGAAACAGAAAACCGCACATTCACCACCGACGCAGATATGCTGGCAGTGTTCAGAAAGATAAGAGATGTGGGGAAGTGGGAGAAATTTAGGTGCTTTGCTTTTAATGAAACATTTGACACACGTGATGAATTTACTCAGTGGCTCTTCCTTGACGACCCCGAACGCGCCTGCTGTCTGGCGGCAATGTTTTTGGAGGAACAAAGATGATACAAAGATATAAAGAGATGGTATTTATATTAATAGCATTGGTGTGTATTGTTTTAATAATATGGTTAGGTGTATTGTTATGCGACAGATATTACGAGACCATCAGCCGCTATAAAGCGCAGGGTGAAAGCGTCTATGTGGTCGGAAAATGTTATATTGCTGATAACGATGATCCTTTTGCAGAGCCACTATATATGAAAGTTGTTGATAAGAAAAATGGATATATCAAGTACCTCTTAGACGGCAAATATCCTGCATCAGCGTCAGAGCGATACCTCAAAGGCGTGTATAAAGAAGTGGATTGTAAGAATTTAAGTAGGAGGCGAGAAAATGCAAAGTGATGAAGAACTTATTAATCAAGCAGCAGGGTTTTCTTGTGGATGTGATAAGTGTCTTGCAAGAGTAGAACCACCACGAATGGAACTTCTTTCCCGCCTTGAACGTGGCAGGAAGGCGATTGAGACGCTGGAAAAACTAAACGCTGCTCAAAAAGAGTATTTTGATTGCCCTGAAATGGGGAAAGAGGTGTTTGTAAATACATCATTAAATATAATTCGGGAGTATCAACATGAGTAAGTTTGAGAAACATATAAAAAAGATTACAGAAATACTCGGAATGGGAGTGCAAGAGGACGATGTGGCATATGCAATTCTATCATTGGTTGTCAATCGTAGTCTTGATTGGAGGAAATTATTTTCAGATGACTGCCAGCAGTCCTGCAAGGAGGCCGCCGATGGAAAATAAGGATGTAATTTTGCGATATTCTATCAAAATTATTGACGATATTCATTGCAGTAAAACATGTCAGTTTTTCTTTATTCGTCGCACATACGATGGATATTGCCAACTGTTAAACGGAAAACTTGAAGCGTTAAAGAATGATAAAAATAAATATTTAAGGACGCTTCTTTGTCGGAGATGTGAGGCCGCCGATGAAAACTAAGCAGTTTCAAGGAAGTAAGAAAAAAGCGAGAAAACTTGCTTACCTTGAAAGACATAAAAAGAAACAAAAAGCTGGCATGGATTGGAAGAGATTGAATGAAGCATGGGCAGAGGGTGGAATGGAAGCTGCTGCAAAGGTTTTGGGGGTTAGGTTGAAATGAAAACTAGACCGCTGACGATTCAGATACCGAAGCCGGATGAAAATGGGTTTTGTAATGATAAATGCCCTATAAAAGAGGATTTTGATGATTGCCTGTATTCTCAAAAATACATATGGCGGCCAGGCCCAGGCTGCCCGTGGTTCGGAGGTAAAGATGAGTGAAGATAGAATTAACGCAATAAAATAGTTTGTCGCTTTTTTAGAACGCAATAAAGGGAAGGACGTTTCAAATGAGTTATACGTGGCTAATGTTAATTTTCTACTATCAGAAATCACCGACCTTCGCTCTCAACTCGCTAAAGCGCAGAAGGAGATTGAGAGGTTGAAAGAGCAGCTACGGCTAACCAACATAGATTGGCAGACGGAAGCAGCCGAAAACGCCGCCCTCCGCACTGAACTCGCGGAGAAGGAGAAGGAAATTGAGCGGCTGAGAAAAAGGTCTGTCTGTGTATATTGCGGGAAAATAACAGAACATGAAGGCGATAAGCTTGCTGAAATAATCGAGCATATGGCTGTTTGTGAAAAGCACCCCATTCACCGCGCAATAAAAGCCGAGTCTGAACTTGCCGAGCTGCGGGAGAGGTTGAAGCTGGTTGAGGAAGTGTGGGTGAGTTGGGGGTATCTGGATGATTATATCACCAAAAATGTGTTGACAACTAAATTCGCAAAGGAAATGTGGCAGGCAATCAAGGCCGCGTGTGAGGAGAAATGAATCACCAAATATTCACAAACCGCCTTGTGTTGCAGATTAAGGGAAAAATGAGACGCAAATAAATGAGCTTGACAACCGCCGATCTTGCCAGAATAGAACGCAAGCTGGACTTAATAATAGATGCTTTTGGACTTTCTAAACATCCACGGCTTACTCCTTCTCAAATTGCAGATAAGGTTAAAAATGACGTATTGAAATTTCAAACAAAGAGGCGTATTAAAAATGAGCATGACGGTACGCAAAGTTAAAAACAGAGAAAACCTTTATGATGTCGACATTCCATTAGGGAAAGACGGTGATCGCTTCCGTAAACGTATTTACGCAACATCTGAGATAGACGCCCTTTCAATAGAAACACAATATCGTCGAGAACTTGGTATGGAAGCAATCTCTGCCTTTACTATTTCAAAAGTAGCAGAAAAATATATCCCGTGGATGGACATTCACCAATCTCCAAAGACAGCACATGATAAGAAAAGAATGTTATTCGCTTCAATTCTTCCCTACTTCGGCCAATTTATGCCGGACAGAATAACTCCGCAAATAGTCGAATTATACAAGCAGAAACGCCTCGAAGGTGGCCGCAAAATCTACAGACAGATAAACCTTGAGCTTCTATGCCTTCAGGCTATGCTGAAATGGGGATATGAGCAAGGGCTTTGCAATGAACTACCAGCAAAATTAAAGCCTCTGCCCGATAAAAGAAAAATTCCAGATGTTCCCTTACCGGAAGATATTTACAAGATCATTGAGAATGCTTCTGATATCTTCCATAAGTCATTATTTTGCGCCCTTTATCACGCTGGATTACGTTCTCAGGAAGCCCGTTCATTAAGATGGAGCGATATTTCCGTTGACGGCGAGTACATGACCGTCAACGGAAAAGGCGATAAGCGCCGCATCGTGCCTATATCATCTTATCTTTTAGGGTTGCTGAAGGATAACAAAAAAGAGTCTGCAGGTGAATTTGTATGGGGAAACATCGGATCATTTAAAACAGCATGGAACGCGACATTACGCCGTGCTGGATTAGAGGGGATTACCCCGCACCATCTCAGACATGCCTTTGCTACACATAATCTTGAAGGAAATACAGACCTTAAAAGCGTTCAGGATATGTTAGGCCATGCCTCGATGAGCACAACGCAGATATATTTGCACACAACCCATAAACGCCATAGGGAACAAATCAAAAAGGTATTTGACCGTCAATGAAAGGGATTAAATGAGAGAAAATTTAGGAACTTATGAAATAAGCGAAGCCTTTATCAAGAAAGGTAGATTTTATGTAAGAGTCCATTATGGAGCCAAAAGACCTGTTATTCCAAGGGCTGTTTATGTATGGTTAAAACATAACCAATCTTTTGCAAGCGTCCCCGTTGGGTATGTTATCCATCACCTTGACCTTGATCCCCTGAATGATGATCCTTCTAATTTGGCATTAATGCAAAAATTTCATCATATTGCATATCACTGGAAATATAAAAACATCGAATGCAATGTGGTTATTAATGAGCAAGTAAGAACATTTTATATGCCGACAAGAAAGCCGACTGTAAATTTTCACAAAGGAAGAAAAAAGTTTCGCGTTCAGTTCTACGAAAACAATCCTAATAGTACAAGAAATAAACGCATTCACCTATTCCATGATGAAACAGGAATGCCATTCTTAACAAAGGAATCGGCAGAAAAATATTCCAATAAAGTATGGGAAGAATACCAATCCCTACTCTCTGATAGCAGCAATGTTGTCACCGTCGATGACCGTCAAAGAAGCAATATATGTGCCAGCACGTAAGTGCTTGATATTTGGTGAGCCCTGTCGGGATCGAACCGACAACCTACTGATTAAGAGTCAGTTGCTCTACCAGCTGAGCTAAGGGCCCTTGAAGAACTGCTGAAAAAAAGATTACCGGCGACATTACCCTATTCG